TTTCTTTGCCATTTTGATCACACCAGATTTCGATGGCTTCCATGTAACCTATTCGTTTGGAGCGAACGATACCTTCAATCTGATTGGGGAAGTCGGCTATGATCGTAAGTATTTCTACGTTAGCCTGCATTGACTGTCTTTGACATAATCACCTCAAATAAAATAAAAATGGCGAGGTTTCCCCCGCCACTTTATATAGTGTTTGTGATCCTTAAGCGGAAGGGGCTGAGCCATCCACCGGAGGAGTATCGACCGGCGCAGTATTGGCGTCGGCTGGAGGTGTAACAACCGGTGGCGGAACAACAACCGGGGTTGTTGCCTTGGTCACTTCATCCGACAAAGCCTTGGTGATCGATTGAATGCTGGCCGTGGCCGCAGCAACCGCTGCTGAGTCATCGGCTGGTGCATTCGCAATGATCGCAAGTTCCGCTTCAATCGCCGCAACAGCGGCGGTCACGGTGGTGCCAAGAGCACCAATAGCTGCATTCAGGTCATCAACTGCTGACATTATTCTGTGTCCCCTAATTTGTATTAACGCAAGTCTGGCTTCGATTCTGTCCAGCCTATCTGCCAGTTTTGATAAAGCTGATTCAATGTCGAACCGTGGTTTCTTCTTTCGGAACATACACATGATCTCCTCCGGTTCTCTACGGGTATTTAGGATTCATGATCACGCAATAGCGTGATGTCATCAAAATTTAATGAAGGAACTTTGGAGCAGGCAATTGGGATCGAACCAACGACAACTAGTTTGGAAAACTAGGACTCTACCACTGAGCTATACCTGCTTAAATTTCGCGATATTTCATGATGATGCCATGCTGATCATCATACTCTTTCAACTTCACACAGAAATTGATTCGATTATGCATCGACAATGCATAATACGGAACCGAACATTTGCACGTCGGCCATTCACAACCGGCCTCATTGTTCATCCGCATTTCATCAGCATGACTCATGATCACTCCTATTGGCAAAGGTGAGAGGATTTGAACCTCTACTAACGGTTTTGGAGACCATTGTGCTACCGTTACACCACACCGATCAAAAAGTGGACTGAGGGACCAAAGCCCCCCTTCTGTTTCTAGGCCAGTCCATGGCCCAGTAGATCAGGCCGCGAGGGCGAGATCCACATTGTTGTCATTTGCGGCGACATTTATTTCCGTGCCGTAGTCGGCAAACCAGTTAACCTCCAGCGAACACTTCACTGTCAATCGATCCTGTTTCGCCCCCATCAAGAACAGCCCAACCCCCATAAGAGAGGCCTGACGTTCTTACCAACCCAGCTTGTCTACATCGACGGGTAAGCAATCGAGAAGACTCGTAGGCTGCTCATGGTGGAGGCGGGGAGTACTGCCCTCCCGTGTTGTACAGTTATCGAACGCTATCAACGATCAACATACTCAACATGGCGGAACCTCTCTTTTCATGTGTTCGATTCAGAATTTGCTCCGAACCCAGCACGCACTAAGCTTTCCCTATTCTACCATACGGCCGATGTGTAGCTAGTTGGTGAAGCTGAACGGCGCCTGTCGCCATATCAAGTAGCTCTATTTAGCGATTCATGTCCACAATGTCAACAGTATTGGGGAACATTATCGGCATCGCGAATATCAGGGCTCCAAAGCAGGCACAGATGACATGAATCCAAATCATGCCAATCTCAAAATCATTTTGTCAGTGATCTTGAGTGGAGCAAAAAATTCCTGAACCACCGCGATCACGTCATCAGGCTGGAATTGTAGGCACGAAAAGACATCGATATAGGCATCACCAGTCTTATCAACGAAATGTCCAGTGATGTTGGAGGTTTCGATCAGTTGTACAATCGAATATCCAGCTTTCTCAGGATCATGAGTAGCAAAATGTTCAATCATGGGTGGCCCAAAAGAAACCATCTCGATGCGCTTAACCAGCACAGTCAGAAAGTTTTTCAGGTTCTCTTTTGACTTGATCGATTCGATATCGCAGGACTGAATGTCCAGCAGAAGATGCCAACCCCAATATTCTGCCATCAAAAACTCCAGATTGAATGAGAGTTTTATTTAGGCGTTGTGATCAGAAATGAAAGGGGGTGCTGCATGGCCCTTCAACTTGGGGCTGGGGGTTGGGGAACATGCTGGAGAACCATGCAGCAATCAGGTTCTAGCCAATCTTCCAGAGACCGTCAAGCCTGCTTTTTGACTTTTCCGCTCTGGGATGGTCCCTTCTGTTTCGACCGAGGCAGAGGATATCCGGCTCTGGCAAGCGTTGCTCGCACATAGGACGATTCACAACCTAATTCTTTTGCTAACTGAATCGAAGTGATGCGATTGTTCTCTTCCTTTCGTCTCAGGAACAGATCAATCACATCACCTTTGGTTAGCCTTGGCTTCCACCGCGACATTCATACACCTACTAGGGGTTACCGCCTCCAATAATCACCGCAGCAATTACGGAAAATGACAGAGCCGTCAAGGCGATGTAGCCATATTTCATCGTTGTCTCTCGATTTGTCGCAACACATTACCGATAATTCCCAGTACATCGGATGGGGTAACGTTCCCATGCGCGGCGGTGATGATCGGATTGTTCAGGCACTGAACAGTGATATACTTCGGGTCCTGAGAGTAAGACTGTGCCGCTGCATCACATTGTTCCATGGTCGGATACCGCTGAACCCCGGCCATCTGCCCATCACTGGTGGCAAGAAGTAGATAGACACCAATCATACTCAGCATCACTAGTTTCCTCCATTTGACAAGTCGAAATTTTCGTGTTAATCTGAAGATTCTACTCTAAATTCAGATCCCGCAGATCAACACCCTTCGCATACCGATCACCATCATACTTGACATGAGCATAATGGGGGGAGAACGAAACAAGTATGCCACGTTCACCCCGGCCATTTACCAGTCCCGGGAAAAGAGGATTATAGACAACCCTCTCCCCCAAATCTTCCATCGTGGGATTGATCATGCCGCAATCTCCTCGGTGGTGGTGTCCTCCAGAGCCTTGCCCCGGAGGAAGTCCACGGCCTTCTGAGCAGCCGCTGCTGCCATGAAGATGGCTCGCTTGTCGTTCTTGAGCGCAATGAGCCACCCGCCAATATAGGCCGCGCTGTTATCGACGACCTTGTAGCCGAATTCGGCGGACATGAAGGCTGCACCCAATTCAGCAACCAGTTCTTCCATCGCGTAGGCTTCTCGGTCAAAGCGGGGCTTCAGATCACGATCCAGCCGGGACTTGGCACCGGTCCAATGAGTAAGTTCATGGAATGCGGTATGATAGAAGCCGGTTTCGTGATGGAATTCTTCCCATTTCGGCATCTTGATCTGATCGAGTGATGGGATGTACATCGGCTGGCCCTTGCCCTCCTTGAAGGAAGCTCCAGTGGACTTGATGAATGCATCTGCCAGTTCATTGCGCTGATCCTGATTCAGCCACCGCACCTCTCCCGGCTTGCCAGTCCTGCCATAGCGGATGGTATCTGACAGGTTCTCGCACTGATCGACGTTGAACACGGTGTATTCGCGCAGGATGGCATACCGCTGCTCATCTGCCGCGCCCTCGTTTTTGACCATGGGCTTGAAGAAATATAGGACATGACCCTTCTCGCCCTTACGGACATGGCCACCCGCGTCCTTGGCCTGCTTGTAGGTCAGGAAGCGCGGCGAGGAATAGTAGGCCATTGAGGTGAAGTACAAGAAAACGTTGATCCCACGATAGGGCTTGTTGGTCACAGCATTGCAGGGAAGGCCGAATTCGACGCGGGACCAATCCTTGACCCAAGGAACCGTGCCAGCCTCAAGATTTGCAATGATCTGGTCGGTGACGGTCTGGTAGGCATCGCGGAAAGCCATCGATATTCTCCATGGTGTGGCGTTTCGATGGAGGAATCATAAGACCTTTCCGGAATAGAGTCAACAAAAAAGAGTCAAGAATCTTCATTTTCTTCGATGCCCGGAATCAGCCATGCTGAGGATGATTCGATCTCCCAGAATATACTATTTTTTCCGGGAAGTAAACCCCTACAGGCAATAATAATTGGTTCCCATCCTGATATCATCTAGGGGATACCCGGCACCCTACATTACCCATCGTGGTCAAGAACGCGTCCAGCCGCCCCCTATTGCGTCCTATGCCCTCTTTAAAGTCAATGATCGGGACATCATTCCGGGGCCAAACCTTGGCCAAAATCATTCTTCATCCTCGGGAACGAATATAGGCCTTGACTCCAACCAATTCAAATTCATCATGTTGAAGTAGAATGAATGCCAATCCCGGTGGATCACCATCATTCTTGGGAATACTCACAAAGACAAGGTATCCCCAATCCTTTACCTCATCAATGATGGCAAAACATCCGCCCCATTTATGGGAAGGATGAATCTGAACGATGTCATATTTTTCAGGACGAATCATAATCAACGATGAAATTTCTTCGGTCATAAAGTTGTTACTTCTCAACCGTTTCAATTATCGGATATAGAAACACTTCAACCCGGATCGGAGACATGTCATCCGGTCGCCGTCCTCTTATTACTTTTACGACCCCACCATACTTTGGGAATATGGTTATGCCATGCACCCATTCGTCATTTTTGATCATGATTGATCAACTCCATTGGATAACTTTCGGGCGTGCCCCACCGATCTTCTCCGTATCGCAGGATCGAACCCCATCCAAAATAGTCCGATAAGCGTTCCATTTCGTGCTGCCGGAATAGAGTTTGGATGGCGCGTCTGCGTTTCATGCCTCAACCCATCAGTAACTTGTATGTACCATCTTTCCACCGATCCATGATGTCATCAGCTTCGGTCATGGACTTCACGATTATGACAGCAACCTGCTGATCATCTTCGAACAGAAAGACCTTGATCTTCTTGCCTTCCTCTCCGGTCGCTACCGACTCTCTAAGCGGCTTCGAATTCCCGTTGCTCATTTTTGATTGGTATCCTCTTCATTAATTCATCAATTGCAACTGCGGCATCCTCCAGAAGATCACAAATGCCATGCTGAATTTTTTCTTCCCGTGATGCATTGGGATTCGACCTTGGTCGGGAAATTTCAGCCATACCAACCAAAGCCTCGATTAGGTTTTCATATTCATTCAAATGACAAACTCCTATCTAGGCGTAAATGCTTCCGGGTTGACCGGGCTCATTGCTGTTCGTGCAAGCCAAATTATGATTGGTTGCATGAGGGCAGCGCTTGTTTCCACACCCCGGGCAAACTACCATATGACAAGCAATTTCATCCCGTTCGTTGATGCATCGATGACAACCACACTTCCCTTCTTTCAGAGACTGAAAGCATTTCTCTTGGGCCTTTTGCCAATCATCAACTCGTGTCATGTTCTTCTCTGCTTCTCGCAATGATAAAAGAACGGCATAAGCACCCCAACTTCTAAATGGTGGTGGGTTAGTCGTCATAATGCCCTCAATAGGATCGTCTTATCATTGATGCGCCCAGTGGGAATAATAGATTTAGTTTTGAGATTATCCAAAATCTTCCTCTTCCCTGACTTCAGGACTTCTCCCAAAATCTCATCTGGCTTTCTAAGCACTTTTGTACAAGAATTGTCAACATCGAAATCCTGCAATGTTGTGCCTTTCATGGAAAGTCCGGTGCGCGTTCGAGCCACATATCTGGTCAAATGTTTGTATTTGGTGTTATAGGTCCACAATTCCTGTGCTCCTATAATCTTCTCTGGAGGAATGCTGAGCAACTTCAGTTCACGATCTTCTCGCTGATACTTGATGCTCTTGACCTTCTTCTCAGGCTTGATAATCACTCTACGTTTCTTGCGCGGCCCCTTGGCAGCACTCTGACTATCACACCATCGCGTAGCATCATCAATCAACGTCGAAAAGAACATGATGATGGTTCTGATCTCAGTAGACTTGTATCCGCGATAGGCTTCCTTCAATTGCGGATCTGAATTTCGAATTTCGATTTCTTTCAATTGAGGACTAAAGAACTCAATAATGAGATCGATATGTCTACCCTTAATTTCATTAACACGGAAATATTCGTAGGGAGAGAAATCGACATCCTTACCTAGGAAAACAACGTCATCAAAAAAACCATTAATCTCGGTGATGTAGCGCGATGCATTTTCACGCATTCCCTTTGCAATGATTTCCTTTCGATTGACTTCTATATTTTCTGGTAAGGGGATTTCAGCGGCCTTCGATTTCATTTCGGGTAGAGATGTGGCGATTGGCCAAATCTTACCTTTCCGCTGTAAAAAATCTGGAATATCCATTTCATCCATGATCATGTTCTCCCATCATGACCAATCATAGTAACACACATCTTTCAAAATGTCAAGTGGATGATCGTTTCTTAAATCGAAGATAGGCGCACATCAGCTTTTTTTCTCGTACCCTTGCATCCTTTTCCCATGGAGAATCACGATAGGTTCGACCCTCATAGGTCTCTACAAAAATTTTCTTGCGCCACAGAGCATGCTTAGCCCTGTCATCTCTCCATATCTTCTTAAGCTTGCCGGTGACATACTGTTCAATATGAACGCATTCGTGTGCGATTGAACTAATCATTTTATGATAATTATTTTTAGAATTGACCACAACAATAAATTTTCGTGGATGATCCTGATAGGCCCAACATCGTCCAGAATCAATATCCATTTTTCTAACATAGATTGCAAGATCAAGTTTTTCAACCTGATCGGGAATCAGTCGATTAAGAAACCATTGAAATGCAAATTGGGCTTCGCCCGGTGATAAATGCATGGACCAATCCCTCAGTCAAAGAAAAAATGATCATAGCAACCTGCTATTTATCCCCCCGAGATAAGAAAAAATTTGATGGTATTCCTCTACCACGTATTGATGTTAGATTTATAATGACTCTTCTTGATGTCCTTCAATCGATCACGAAATCCATCGGTTGGTTTTTGGAGACCTACTCGAAATGAATCTCCTATGGCTGGGGAACCACACATCCATTCAAGGTTAGGATGATCCTTTTCATGAGCCTCTGCTTCAGCAATGCTTCCTGAAAATTCAGTAATCTTTCCAGACTTCCTGTTCCGGAAATTATAAATCGCCATCCTTTACCTCCGGATCGGGATCGAAATCTGATTCATTTTTCTTCTTGCGTGGCTTTGCAGTGTCATCAAACCAGTCTTTCTTCTCAACAATAGTCTTAAAGCCACCATGCTTTTTCATCAATTCAGAAATTGGAACACCTTTATTAGGATCATTTGGTAACCAATCACTCATTCCAAATCCTCCTTCTGTGGATCCAACGCCTTCTGTTTTTCTTTGCGGCGGCGTTGACGCGTTTCTCTCTGATTACGATCACGTTCTGCTAAATCGAATTCTTCTTCATCATCATAATCATAGCTATGCTTGGACTTACCCACGTCCTTTCCCCCTACTTAAGAATTTCGTCGATATCAACTTCCACCGGATTAGCAATTTGTGGTGGAATTCCATGTGCTGGTTCCATCTGATCTGCCAATATCGGTGGTGGAACCACCTGTCCATTCGATAGATTCTCAGGACTTAATAGTCCCGGGAATGCTTCATCAATGATTTTCCGTGTAAGTCCCTTGAATGGAAATTGCTTTTGTGGTGCTGCACATAGAAGCAGGGCATCCTCTGGTGTGATGCTTTCCAGCAATTGAATCCAAATACGCTCTCTCTTGCGAGGATTCTTCTGAAGTCCCATTCGTGTCAGATACTGATCTTGTTTGAGACCGATCCAGTCATCGCCTGACTCAACGAACATATAAATTAAGCGAATTTCCTGAAATAAACGACCCTCTGCATCCAGATATTTATTTGGATTGTAGGGCGCGGGAGTGCCCTTGAGCATATCCCACCACACAACTTCCGGATCAAGAATATACTTGATCATCTTGCGTAGTTGCGGACTATCATTCATGGTCAGCACTGCAACCTTGTTTTCATTCTTTTTTTCTTTGGCAGCCTCGCCTAAAATTTCCGCGATCCCCTTACGCACAATATCCCCTTCCATAAAAATATTCCTTTTAAAAATCAGCGATCCCTTCGTAAAGATTCTTCAATCGATTCTTTACGAAATAATTAGTCAAATGCTTTTTTGTCTTGGTGTTGGGTTGCGCATAAATTTTGCGAACCCCACGACGAATATCCTCTGGAATACGGTTTAAATTGATGAGAAGATCATTCCGCTTGAAATTTTGCAGATGCTCCTCGGTACCGATACCATTAGGCAGATCACGACCAAATTCCTCTAGCCGCTTGGCTGTAATCGGCTTCTGTCGGATACCTTGAATAAAGGTATCATCCGGCATCATGACATTGGGCACATCATCCCCGGCATCTCCCTTGATGATTTTCTCAAGCAGGAATGTCGATGGGCTCGGATGTGTGAGATAACGTTTGCGTACAGGATCATACTGGGTGATACGATCTCCCAATTCATCCTGAAGCTGGATAAGATCTTGGTCGGTGGAGATAATGAGAATTTGCTCATTGTGATGAATCCGAACCAACTCGGCAATCACATCATCAGCCTCAGCCTCTCCTACCTCGAACGTTCGGTAGGGGAAATGATCGATGATTTCGCCCTTGACCTTCTTCGTGGTGGAAAAAACCAATTCCCAATCTATCATGGATTCATCACGTGCCTTCTTACGTCGAATCTTGTAATTTGGGAACACCGACTTGCGCCAGTAGGTTGATGAATCAAATACCAGAACCAATTCGCCAAATTTCTGACGAAATTCGCGATTGTTATAGCGAATGGTGTTCAGGATCGTGTGCCTAATCAGGCCCTCATCGATAGCTGCACCAATTTCTGGATCATACCCAATCTGGGCCGTGACACTACTATACATAATGCCCGAGTAATCAACGATAATCATAATCTATGAGGTTAACAACCACTCCCTTCATCAATATCCGAAGGTTCAACTTTTACGGTATCGACAAAAAATAAGTCCCCCATGGGGTCTTCCATGAAATATTGTTCCGCAAGCATATGGAATGAATGTTCGATACCATCATGCTTGCATAATAGCGCCTTCAAAGTTTCGATCAGGATGGCCATATTCTTATTTGCATCTTCGCGATCAGTAAAGTCGAAACCATTATTGAATAGGTCTTCAAATAGGTTGAGGATCGCGACTTCGGTAGTTTCCTCTATTCTTACTGTTTTGGCCAACTCAACGGTTCGACATATCTCCTCGATAGACTGTGGTGGTCGATTTTTCGAAAATCCGGGAAATAGCACAACATTGCTTTCCTTTGGATCATTCTCAGCCATTTCAGGTTCCCCAAGTGTTTGCATAGTATTTATCATAACTCAGGCCCTGTAGTTGAAGTAGGCTTTCTCCTTTTCAAATTCCCTTGGCTCATCCAGCATCGACTGGAGAAGAGCATTCCATTGAAGCTTTCTAAGATCCCACGAATAGAAGACATTTGTATAGGCCCTCTGGCTTGCCAACTGACCGTGTGTTTTTTCTTGATTATCCCGGATCAGTCGAATTGCGGTGTCGAGTGATTGGTAGAAGATACCGGCATGCTTATTTGGTGTTTCATCCCATTGATAGAGCATGGTCCAATTAGCTCCGGTTTCTGGTAGTGCCCCCAGTGTAGGATGCACACACAACAAACCGGCAGACATCGATTCCATCAAGCATAAACATGAGGTTTCTTGCCACGTTGATGGATAGGCAAAAATGTGAGAATTTTGAAGCGCCTCCCTTATCTGATCATTGCTTACAGTGCCATGATTCGTCACATTAGGATTTTTATCCATTGCATCGAATAGTTCTTGATAATGCTTGTCATTATCTTCCCACCCATAGAGTCGGAATGATGAAAACACATCAAGATGAATATCCTTATTCGTTTCACAGAGTTTGTCAAACACTGGCAATAAAATATTCAGGCCCCGATGGGGAGTCGAGTGATAGACTAACCGGATCGTGGAAATCTCCTTATTGGGATTAGGAGTCAATGGAACAATGGCGTTTTGTAAAACCTGACATCGCGACCATGGAATATCAAATTTCCGGATATAGGCCTGCATCTGGAAATGCGATACGAAAATCAGTCGGTGATATTTTCGCCAACCACCATTCGCAAGATGGGATGATTCAGGATCTTCTGAAAGATCATGAGCCCAAAAGAGTCGAAGCTTTGACTCATCGAGTTCCGTCCGCTTCCGAGAAATGACAATCTGAAATTCCTCTAATAGCTTGGGATCAACAAATGATTCAAGTTGGCGTCCCAGTCGTTCAGTTCCACCATTGGATTTCGCAGAATCATCGTGCCATGCAATACCCATCAGACCATTCCAAGAGCGGTCATATAAGTTTCTAGGATTGTTTCCTGCTCCTGACGGGAGTTGGCATCAAGTTTACGCAAAACGATGATTTTTCTGAGTGTACGGACATCAAAGCCATTTCCCTTAGCTTCGGAATACACATCCTTGATATCATCACCGATACCATGCTTCTCCTCTTCCAACCGCTCAATCCTTTCGACAATCGATTTTAATTGAGCATTGATATTATGGGTTTTTGTAATGGTCTCTGACACACGATCCTCCTGATCAATATCTCATACGATATAGAGCTAAATACAGGAAACGCAAGGGAGACATCATGATCTGGGAGTTGGTTTTCGGGTTTCTGAAAGGTATAATTGGGCCAGTTTTTGATTTTCTAAACAAACGCGTCGATGCTCAACTGCAAACCCATATCGTGGATACACAAACCATGGGTACCATTGCAGCGGGGGGGCTCGCAGCGGCGACCAAGGCCGATGAGCTAAATGCTCAAATCAGAATGAAGGAAGGGAATTGGGGGCCGATGACGATTTTCATGGCCTTGATACTGATTCCATTCGTATGGCATGAATGGCAAGTTGTGCTTGATTCTTCGCGGTGGGTTATCGATTGGGAGGCGGGATGGTGGATACCATGGATTGTTCAGCATCAAGTTGGCTCATGGCATATTCCTGCCCTTCCTGAACCATGGGGAACGGTTGAATTGGCAATTTTTCAATCCTTTTTCATTGGCGCTTCCGCAGCCGTAGGTGTCGTGGCTGCAATCAAGGCCATTCGCCGCTAATGAATCTTCAGCGCCCTATCAAGACGTTCTTTCACGGTAGAGCCAGATAGTACCCGGGATCGAAGTATGGCAGCTACGCGAGCATCAGCGAATGCTTCGCGTAGTTCATCCGGAGTAGCTTCTCGGAGCATAAGCTTCCCTGATTGTTTGGTGAAAGTCATCAGGTGACCACATCCTGAACAAATCGATATATCGCCTTCACCCGGACTCATAACTTCCTCTTCGCCGGGAAATGTAACGCCAGTGGCCATGTCATTGGCATCACCACATTTTGAACATTTGAGCGTGTGCTTCAATTCCATGTTATTGGTGGATTTCATAGATCAAACTCCCTCAGTTCCAATTCATTCAGACACACAAATCTCGTGCCTTCAACCATCATATCGAAGGACCTATGATGATGTCCATAAATCCATGTGTGCGGCTTATGAGTGTTCCATAGAGATTGTAGAAATTGCTGGGTCCGTGAGTTATCCCACTTATGATAACTGAAATACATCGCCTCCGCTGTCGTGATGGTACAATCATGGGTCACCATCACATCTGGCTTGATTTTTTCATAATTCTCAGCAATTTCCCACATCTCCGCCTGAGATAATTCCTCTCCGGGCCACCACGAAAAATCCTCGTAACGATGTGCTTTATCGATGGAGTAGGCACCCCCGATAAACATGATCTTCGTACCCTTTGCTGTGGTCTCTACATGACCATACTTAATACACCGCTTGTGGTTACGGCATACATCGGGATTATCGTGGTTACCGGGAATGAACCAAGCATTTTGAGCCACCATCAGATCGAAATGTGGGTTGGCCTGCCATTCACCATGCGGCCATCGGCGAAAGCCGATACCCATATCTCCGACTTGAATTGTTCCGGGATGTTCTTTTATGATCGCATGATATTGTTGGTAGAGTCCATGAACGTCTCCGATGAATTTCACTGACGCTGCCGCCTTCTCGCCGATCTTTTGGCGTAGCTCGATCCCTTGATAAAATTTGAAATCGCGGCGGTCGGCATCACGTTCTCCGGGAGAGCATTCTTCTTGTGGTAGGGTCGAATGCCCTTTTCCTTCAACAAAAGCGCTGATTTTGTCAGTACAGCATCACTCTTATCGAGTGTCTTTTTTGCCGTGATGATCCGCTTTTGCGCTCGCCTGATTTCAGCGATAGCAAGCTGATATTCGTTCGGCATAGATAGATTTCTCCTAAGCATAAAGCCTTTCCGGTCATGTAAATATATATGCATTTGATATTTGTCAACAGTTTCAATCGCTTAAAATAGGAGTTGATTCCCTAAATAGTGGGATGAAGAAATTTGCTCGGTTTTTGGTTGAAGATTTTGAAACAACTGCACGATTTCACACGGAACTTAATCCTGTTCTGTGGGAAAATGACCAACTTCGTCCGGAGATTCGCACCAAAATATTGTCTTTTGCCGATACATGGGCGGCCTATGCCAAAATTCCACCGAACCTCATTGATGATGTGATTCTGGTCGGTGGGTCGGCTGGCTACAATTATACCGATAAAAGCGATCTTGATGTTCATCTACTGGTTGACCGAAACAAACTGGGCAAACGTGAATTGGTCGATGAGTTGCTTCAAACCAAAAAGAGTCTATGGGGTCTGGAGCATCACGTCAAAATCGCCGGGCTTCCGGTCGAAGGATATGTGCAGGATTATTCCGAGGGACATCCAAAGAGTCAAGGTGTCTATTCTGTCCGCAACAATCATTGGATCACACGACCGGAAACTCCTCCGGTAGTTGATGTTGAATCATCCGCCTTCAGATCAAAGGTCCAGAAATTCATCGACCAAATTGATCATCTAATTTCGAAGAATGCATCCTTGGATAAATTCAAGATGCTGAAAGATCGTCTAAAAGACATGCGCTCTGCTGGTCTCAAGCGCGGCGGGGAGTATGATCAGAATAATATCATTTTCAAGACGTTGCGTGATTTAGGGGTGCTTGATCGTATGACTACATATGTTCGTACACTTCAAGACAAAACATTATCGAGTTAGGGGGAAACATGAATTTCGCAGATACATTGATGAAGTTATGGCCCAATGGTGATCAATATATCAAGGGCCTTCGTCAGGGAATGATTGATAGTGCACCAACCGTGTTTGCCAAATATGGAATCAACACGCCGCTTCTGCTTGCACATTTCATGGCACAAGTCAGTCACGAATGCGGTGCCGGGCATGATGTGGTGGAGAACCTCAATTACACTGCTTCTCGCATGACACAGGTGTGGCCATCCCGCTTTCCCAGTGTGGCTTCTGCTCAGCCCTATGAACACAATCCTCAGGCTCTTGCAAACAAGGTCTATAATGGCCGTATGGGGAATCGTACAGGATCTAATGATGGCTGGAATTTCCGTGGTCGCGGTGCGTCACAAACCACTGGTCGAGAAGGTTACACGCGATTAGGTGATCGCATGAATCTCGATTTAATCAATCATCCAGAATTGGTGAATGATCCGAAATTGTTTCTCGAATGCGGCGCTGCCGATTTCATTATTTGTGGATGTCTACCATTTGCCATCAAAGATGATGTGGTTGGTGTCACCAAGAAGTTAAATGGAGGCACCGTGGGGCTGGCAGAACGCAAGGCATGGTTGGCCAAATGGAAGGCGGCGAATGTCATTGTGCCATTGAATTCCAAAGCGGTACCGCCTAAGCCTGATCCTGAAAGACCTGTTGTGGCGCTTAATGACACCAAGACAGCAGAACCACCGAAGTCATTACGGCAAAAATGGTTTCCGCTTCCTTGGGATAAGGCCTAACCCTTAAACGGTGTCATCTGTACATCCGAGAAGACAACCGAATAAGAGAAGCGCGGATGCCACCGAGTGGGGGCTTAATCCCGGTTAGGCACCCGCGCGATGTAATGAAGGAGGGCTTTGGGGGACAGCCTTCATCACAAAAAACAATCTAGACAGATTCGGTTACGATGTCAACAAAGAAAAAGGGGCCTTCCGGCCCCTCTTCCATCCTTGGCCGACCCACGCAAGTTTACAGAGCGTAGCGCTTCAGGCCTTCCTTGTTCTGGCCAGCATCAGTGATGTCATAGCCATTGGCCCGGAGAGAAGCAATCACAGAAGTGACCGATGAGCGGGAAGCAAAACCACACTGACTAACAATCTGCTGTGCGGTCGAAGGACGACGGCGCAGTAGGTTAATCATCTTCTGAGTTGCAGTAAGATTAGCCATTACAAAATGTCTCCTAATGATTGATATGATCCCGAAGTTTCCATCGGGTGATCCACTATCTAGGAACCGATCAGGATTTGTCAAGGGATCGATTTCGATGCACTTTAACGGCGATCCACGAATTATAGTATGAATCACTCAGGATGGCATCAAAATCGAATTGAAGTTTGGCTTCATAATAGGAAGCTTCTGACTTGGTTTGACAAAATCGGATGATCTCGCGTTCGAAATTTTCAGAACCATGCTTTTTGACATCCTCACATAGTTCCTTGTTTGAACCATAGTAGGTTTGCCAGTCTGATGCTACTCGGGAGCGACGTTTGCGAAGTCTGCCCTTAAGCGGCTTGCGTGTCTTGGCGAATGTCAGTATCTTCTTGCCAATATATTTTCGCCCATTAATTTTATTGGTGATGATGTATGTGAAAGCGAAGTGACCTTCAATCGTCTCTTCAGTAACCGGCTTCCCCCCGAATAGCCAAGTCATCTAGTAAATCATTCTTCGTCGCTGTCATCCAATTCTTCATCGTCCTCTTCAAGTTCAGCGCCACATCCAGCGCAAAACATGATCGGATAATCCTCGGATGCCTCAACTTCGAATTCGCCCGAACAGTGACTACACACCGTCCTTTTTGATAGGTTCATTTTTCCCCTTCGGATTATTCTTCAGTACCCACACTACATATTCATAGTCTCGGAAGAATGCCTTGAATCTTGGCTCATCCTCCGGTCGCAGAAGATACCCTGCCTTACAGGTATGAGTATCCTTACCTACCACGTATTTAGCAGCGAGCCACAGGCGCTGCCACCATGGTCTATCCGGATCAAAATGAACATCGATGCAAATTTCCAGAAAGCGAATGTCATCCTCGCTTGGATCAAACGACATCCGAATAGAATGCTCCTTCGAGAAGCAAGCACAATCAAAATGCTCGACTCTAAATTTTGAGTACTGGTCTGGCATTGTCTGGTCCTAATTGGATGGGTGCCATCTTATATGTCATAAGATGCCATCCGTCAAGATTTTGAACACTTTTGAAGCCAAATCGTTCAAAAAATGTAGGTTTTTGAGACATGAGGAGAACCAAATTTCCTCCTCTTTTTTTGATTTCTTCCAATCGAACATTGGTGAGGAAGGTTCCTATCGACTGTCTCTGTGCATCCTTGGAAATATTCACCCAGATCAATTCAAAGGTATTTGACATGAGCCACGTCGATTTGAATCCGGCAAATCCCAATATCTTTCCATTTTGATCAGTAGCCACATAATAATGTGGGGGCCAAATCGAATTACTAATAAACATTTCCCACATTTCCCGGTAAGCCTGAATACCGATTTCTTTGTCCCAATTCTCCTCAACAATCTTGATGCAGTCGATGATGTCGTTGGCTTCCATATCACGAATGCGGACATCCATCCCTACACCCGATTTGTCACAATGTAATGATTATCAGCGATAAAGGTGGTTGGCCTACCAATTCCATCGATATCAAAAATCTGATATCCTAGATCAGTAAAAAATTTGAAGAGTCTATCACAATCAACAAAACGATGAATTTCAATCAGGATATCCATCTTGTTGTTCTTAAGAGTCTCGATAGCACCATCAAATATCGTATTTTCTGCACCCTCTATGTCAGATTTAAGAAATGAGATCTTCCTGTTTCGACAAAAATCATCAAGCACAATTCCCTGCACTTCATGATAGGAATCTGGATTGTGACCCCAGATCCGATGACCCATGACATCTTCAGAAATAGTGTGACCACCCGGATTGGGACAATTATATAGTTTCACCTTGCCGGGAACTGGCACTACTGCCGCTTCAATTACTTCAACATGTGGATAATGTTTGATAGCGCCTTGTAGGACCTTGATGTTGTCGGGATGAGGTTCAAAGGCATAAACAGTATCGAACTTTTCAGCGATCTTGCGAGTATGCATGCCATGATTGGCGCCCAACTCGATGGCGATACCACCAATGCGTTTTTCCAACGCATCGATTTGCATATTTACGAAGCTTTCATTGTACATTCTGCTCAGTCTCATTCTGATAATTGACCATCAATGTATGTAGACGATCATTATCGAGTTGCAAGGCAGCGATATGTTGTTTTAGTTCCTTACGTTCCATGATCAAATATTCATAGGAAGATAAAAGAAATCCGATGGGATCTGGTCCGCCACCCACCATATCGCCACTCAATTTTACCAGCCATTCTGCAACCCGCCCCTCATCGAGAGAATAAGGATTATCATCCATATTTCGCTCGGTAACGGCATCGGGAATCTTAGGTTGTTGTTTCTTCGTTTTCGCGGAAGTCTGTCGGACAGGCCCCCGACGTACATTCAAGATGCTCTTTTGAGATGTCTTCTTTGACAATTTCTTTGATTGAGTGCGAGATTTCTTCATAACGAATCCTATCTATCATCTCCTCAGGGAGATATTCAAATGATGATTGTTGCTCTTGCGGCATGACTGAACATGCACGCACGGTCTTCTGATACTTACGGATCATCTCAGCAAACTGCTTTGAATCAACTATGGTTGGATCATACTTCAAAGTGTATGAGATCTGATTACCGCGATCCTCACCAATGCCGATAATCCAGTGACGTTCCCCAAGCTGTAGCCAGCGATATTGTTCTTCCGGAGTGGCTTCAGCAGCGGTTACCATCTTATCCCCCATTCCCAATGTGGAAATCAAGGGTGCCGTTGGAAAACCCACAATTGTGGTCCCCTCATAGGTTTTCAGGGCACGCGTCGGATATCCCAATGCCCCATAGGAGGCCACCAGTGGGTCATCAGAACGGAATTGAACCCAACGCAGGTAATATCGCATGGCAGGAAGGTGCCATCCTTCGGTCAGGCCAAACAGCTTAGACGTGGTTCCAGCGGGCTTGATCGTAGTCATGGTATGAGGAACAGTAACACCCAATTTATTGGCATATAGATCTGCTTCATCCTTGACAGCCATATTGAATCTTTCCATGGTTCGCCAAAATGACGCAGCACGAACTCTCGGATCAGAATCAGGATTATTTTCCCAGCCTTCCTCCATGGTCGCATACTTCTCAAAATCAGGATTGATCATATCTCGGAAACCAATCTTGAAAAACTTCCATGCAAATTCATGGACCCCTGTCATACCAACGCCTATGCGATTGGTACGCTGCACTTCAAGTCGGTAAAACGAATCCATCGTATTTACTCGAATCAATGCTCGCGCAGCAACCCGGAAAGCTTCTTCTGCTTCATCAAGCGTTTCACAGAAATAGGGAACAACATCGGCGATCACACAATAGCCACCCAGAACTGACAGTGCCACTTCACCACAAGGATTGACGATCATATTGTACTTCTTGCGCTTGGCTCGCTTGGCCAGCCGCGACATCAGAAGTTCTGTCTCTTCACGGATATGATATTTCTTTGATCCAGCATAAGTTTCTTTGATCAGTTTGTCCCATCCATCATCATTACGATGAAGCATATCAACATTAAGAAAACCGGGTTCTCCCGTGCCATCGGCATATGAACAAGCAATAATTTCCTTCCACACCTTCCGGGCATGCTTGGCCAGTGATGAACCATACTTCTCATCATTACGCTTGATGTCGAGAAACATCCAGAATTCAGCATCAACAGCAACTGAATTATTCGATGACCACAGGAAACTGAATGGTTGCTTTGTCTTGCGATATTCAATCACCTGTTCGGCTGATAATCCATGAAATTCAATGGGTCGCTTGACACGCACGAAATCCACGATTTCAGGATCTGTCCAAATTTTGGTTGACATGCGAGCAGCACGACGTGCACCCCCAACCAACACACATTCAGAGAAATAGTGATCAACATACATCGCCTGCTTCCATGGCGATAGATCAGAACCCTTGAGTGATGCCGCCTTCATGAAGGCATTCATCAAGGGTACAGGTCCCGATGATGGTCGATTCTGCATTCCTCCAATGGGCAAACCACGGGCACGTATTTTAGAGAAATCCAAAATCAACATTTTGTCTTTATGGATTTTTTCGAAAGCCGCATTCTCCCATACTTCCAATGCCTGCGCCCATCCTTCACGGGTATCTGGCACACGGAACCACATTACATTTTTGGAATCGATACCATACTTGTGCTCAGCATCGCGCACATCTTCATGTGCTGACCAATCGAAATCAGGATGTTTATTGGAAAGAACCACACGAAGATTCGGGGCATTATCCCAATTGATGAGAATCAGATCATCATCATAACAACGGCCAACACCAGAACCATTGAGTAGCAAATAGAAAAGCGTATAAGAGGCCGCCGCAGTGGAACAATTTGTAAAAATTTCTTGGGTACGATTCGGTTGGGTTTCATCACCATGTTGGAGATGGCGGCCCGACATCAGGATCGATGCTTGAGCAATATGCTTGTTTAATAGCAAATATTCATCTAATGCATGTCCTGCATCAGACGACAGCAGCGAGTTACCCATAGCAACTCGCTGTGCCACGTCTCCCCATGTTTCGAAGGAACCATCCTCATTTTTCCGAAGAACAGTTCTTTCTGCTACTGCCTGACCGAGACCGGGATATAATTTGCGGACAGCAATAGCATTCGACATTTTCGTCGCTCCTCAATAGGTTCAACATGATTTTGGATGAATGATCGTATTGAACCTATTTATGTTCAGGCCACTTTATTTACTAGACCCTTCTCTTCATCTTCGACAATTTCTAGTGCCTTAATCAAAAGTATCTCTGTCTCTTTTGAGAGACGCGTATGATTTTTATCTGCTCTTGTTTTGATCCTCTGCCACAAAGATTTGTGGATTCTAGTGGTGAGTGCTTTTCGATCTGGAGATATCGCCATTATTAGTCCTCTTCCATGAAGAAAGCGCAACAGTAGCGCCGACCCCAGTATAGATTCCTTGATTGATTTTTGCAAAAATATATTGACAAGCTTCAGAAAGACCGTTTTTTATCAATTTCTTAACCATATCATTGACATCTTTCTCATTTAGGGTAGGCCATAAACACACGCTAAAACCGTATTGAATTGCTTTTTCAATCTTAGCAATTGTATTTGCATTTCTGGGCTCATTGTCATAGACAATGACGAATCGGTCCTTTGGGATCGAAAGACGTGATATAGAAGCCGCCAAATCACTTCCACCACATGCAATTGCATTGGGAATAAACATTGCATCGATGGGACCTTCAAACACATAAATTTTTCTCTCGGGATCAATATTGTTCAATCCCCATATCAGTGGCTCATCCTTGGTCAGAGCAAGGAACACATATTTCTGTCCCCTATCCTCACCCTTAAGTTGTCTACCCTGAAAAGAGGTAATCTCGCCTTTCAGGTTCCTCATTGGGATCACAAGACGTGGTTCATCATCTTGTTTATTTTTTGGAATCTTGTAACGACCGGGCAACACATCACCACACCATGAATAGAAGTGCGGTGTGAAATACAAATCTTCCATCGCATGTTGCGGGATATATCGATCCTCAACAAATTTTCGACAGAAATGATTCTTAGGAAGATCTACAATCTTGATCAATCCATCAAATGGACTGATTTTATCGTTGATAACAGGACGATCAACCTTAGGTATCGAGACAGATTCATAATGTTTAACTGGAGCAAACAATTCAAGTTGCATCTCTCGGTATAATTCCGGATCAATATGTTTGATGAAATTTTTCGCTGACATGCCAGAACCACAATTCTTGCAATCATAGTTCAGCTTGTCGCCTTTCCGATAAACATACCCGCGAGCCACGTGCTTGCGTCGTTTGGAATCTCCACAAATAGGACAACTCATATTCCATAGAAAATCC